TGCCTGATCACCAATTACATAAGCACCATTAAACTTAGATTGAATTGCCTGAATAGACTTAGGCAGAATCTTACTATAAGGTTCCTTATTGTCCTTATCGTAAGACCCATATTCAATCATTGCCCCCGCTTTTTGTGCAGATGCCACAGTAGCATCATGAACTGGTTTATATCTATCATCCTGATTGGATGGAGGAACAAATACTGCTTGATACCCTAGTTCTTTAATTGCTGCGATTGCCGCCGCAACTCCTTCTGCTCCTTTCTGAGGATCAGCGAAATCCTTAGAACCAGCAGTAAGAATAACATGCTGCTTGTTACTTTGTTTACCTTCTGGAGTAGTGTTTGCACCATTGCCCTCGGTTTGTTGTGAATCTGCTATCGCACTTTCTTGATCATTACCATTATTATTAGCGAGCACAACGGCAGTAGTTCCAACAACAGCAGTAGTTGCCAGCAACGCCAATCCACCTCTGCCCCTCAATCGCATCTTCATCCCCTTCATCCCCTTCAGGAGATTCTTACGGAATGTTGTTAATACCCAGATGAAATCTTTAACTAACTTTGCTGGATTCTTTAACCATCTTAGACCTAATAGTAATGTTCCTAGTGATAAGAAGAATTGACCAAAACCTACCAGTTTTTCCCACCAAGTTGCCTCAGGGTCAAACATTGCACCAAGACCATCCAGTATCCCTCCAACAGTACCTTTGAAGAAATTGAATATGAACGTTGCTACAGTGATAACACCATCAACAATATCTTCTAATTTTTTTATATTATTTTCGTCTGCTAACCATTCCAAAATCCCCCTTACAACGAAGGTTTTAAATAACCATCCTCCTAGTTTAGCAAGACTCTCAAAAAATCCTGCTACTACAGGAGCAATAAATTCGGTAAGACCACTTCCTTTCTTCTCATCATCTTTAGATACTCCCTGTAAATCACCAGAGTTTTCATTAATACCCTTAAAGAGATCCGCTTCCATTGCTGCATTGACCTTTAGGTCATCAGCAATTTTTTGGAGAATAACTCCCATGCTATTGAGTGTTGCACCAAGTTGATTACTACCTTTTACAACTTTTACAGAAATAATATTTGCTGATACAGTACCTTCAGAGTCATCTTTACTTACTTGACCCCTAGGACTTAAAAATTTATAAAAGTCTATCTTTGATGTCTTACCAGACTTCTGCATTACTTAGTAGGATAAGATGAATTTGGGTCACGATATAGAACTATAGGTTCCCCACCAGTATTTATGATCTTGGTATTGGTGATTGGGAGTGTAATTGGTACTACAGTCTTACCCTTCTTATCTACTTCACTGTCTGCCTTATTTAATGCATTTGTTTTTGACATCGTTGCTACAGCAGGAGTGGCACCAGGTGCAGATGTAGAAGACATTTGTGGTGGAGGACTTGCTGATGCAGGAGCAAGACTACTCTTTTCATTACCATATAGTTGTCCACGAACATCATTAATTGCAGAATCTAGCATACCAAAGATACGCGCCATCTTTTGCTCTTGAGTCTCTGCTGGTGCCTTTGATGCTTGATTATCACTATCTTGCGTAGTTGTACTATTACTAGTGTTGCCACCTGGAGTAGTATTAACACTTGTATCAGTACTTGTATCAGTACTATCGTCTGCTGTTACAGGACTAGTCTTAACATTTGCATTAGAAGAACCACTACCACTCAAGTTTTCAAAGTGCCATGCTTCAGTAGCGCCAGGTCTGTCCCTTCGTAAACCCCAAGCACTTTTACTCAGTGTCTTAAATCCAAAGGTTTCAGAATTATCCCACAACCACTTATATCCTGCATCAAAGTAGTTAAGGTCAGCAGCAAGACCAAATCCATGATTAGATGTTCCTGGAACTGCTGCTGTACCACGAGGTTTAGTATTATACATGTGCTGTTGATCAGCAAATGTTCTAAAGGTATCATTAATACCAATAGGATGACCCGCTTTCTTAGCAGCATCCAACATAGATTGAAACTGCTTTGCAACACTCTTATGCAACTTACCTTTTCCTGCTTGCCCCCAACCTGCATAACCTTTCACTCCTTGCATCTCGGAAGCAGGTACTTCTCCATTCTTATACTTACCTATTGGACCACCACCTGCGAAAGCAGGCAGTTCTCCACCAAGAGCAAATCCTGTCCATCCAGCAGCACGATAGTTAGACTTTGCGGGATTTGAAACAGGTGCTAAATCTTTTGGTTGTATTGGTTGTTCATTTTCGGTCTGCCACCTAGAAAGAGCACCAGTGTTTGTACTAGTAGACTTTAAACCACCACCCTTTGCAAGTTCTGGTGCCTTATCTTCATCCTTGTCTATTCCCTCAGGTTTTTGTCCTTCTTCATTGGTAAACATACCAATGAGTGCTTTAAGTGGACCAGCAGGAAGATTATCCTTTGCAAAGGTATTAACTTGGTCAATAAGACCTTTAGCACCAGGAATTGAACCTATCATAGCATCTTCCATTTGTCTGATACCAGGAATCAGATCTCTAAACAAAGAGAATACGTCAAGTCCTAATGAAACATAGGGACCAGCAGCAAAACCAAATGCTCCAGATAAGTCAAACGCAGCAGATAATGCTTCAATACCAGCACCAACTACATCGCCATCAGTTAAGCGATCATATGCAAATAGTAAGTTAATAAGACCACCAACAATTGGTAGTGCTTTACCACCAATTCTTTGAATAAGTGGTTTCGGTTCCAATAGAGAAAGACCTTTCTTCTGAAGGTACTCCTCCATCATTATACCTGCACCAGAAGACATGACCTTGCCCATAACCTGTCCTGCCATTGCCTTGATGGGTTTCATCATTGGTTCAAAGAACTTACCCAAAGGTTCTACGATCTTTGCTGTCGCAAAATTCTTAACCCAATTTCCAGCACCTTTTAAACCATTATCTGCCCAAGCAACAGCATCTCCTGCCTTACTCTTAAGATTAGCACCAAGTGTTCTTGCCCTATCTCCGTATTTTTTTCCTATATCTAAACTCGTTTCCCATGCTTTTTTTGCCTTGTCAGAGAACCTAGCATAGATTTCTGCTGCGCTTCCACTCAATCCATACTTTTTACGTGCATCTTTTATTTGTTCTGCAATTACAGCGGCAGGTTTATCAATCAGAACACCTTTGAGATTCTTGGCATGATCACCCAAGAAATCTGCAAATTGCATCAGACTGCTTTTAATCCCCTCTGCTGCGGAGACTGACACATCCTCAAGAGTATTACCAAGTCTTCCCAGTAAACCTGCTGGTTTATTCTTCCTTGCTTGTTTTACTAATGCTTCTATACCTGCTTCAGTAAGTTCTTCGCCTGACTGTTTGGCAACTTTTCTTAATCTAGCATATTCTTCTGCTTGTTCAAGATTCTTAAAACCATGCCTCTTCTTAATATTTTCAAGAATTTCTGCTTTGGATCTTACATTATTAGTATTTGGAGTTGGTGTTGTTTTTGGTTTGGGATTATTTGGATCAGGTATATCATCAGACGACTGCAATGCATCAAACAATGTCATTGCGTCTTGGATAAGACTAAATGGATTTAGTAGATACGATAATGCCTTTAGACCTATTATGCCTGTTAAAAGGGTTCCCACCCCTACAATCATATCCCATGCGCCACCTAGATTACCATTAGCAATCGCTTTAGCACCGCCAAAGATCTTGGCAAGACCATCAAATATTGCGCCTACACTAAAAGTAACTAACTTATATACAAAATCCCCAACCATCTTAAGAGTATTGAAGATGTCTTCCATCTTCTTAAGATTTTTTTCATCAGAAAACCACTCAAGTATTCCTCTTGAGATTGCAGTTCTTGCTAACCAAGCAAACAAATTACCGAATGGTCCGAGAATTTTCTCTAACCATCCAAGAGGATTCTTTTTCTTCTTAATTTCATCCTCTAAACCGTCTTCTAATCCATCTTTACTTTCTGAACTTATCCCACCTTCTGCTTCTATCTCTGCTCTAGCATCTCTTCTGAGATCACTAAGTCTTTCTTGCTCTGCAAGTTGATCCCCTAAGAATGATGATCTATTGGATATTGTTTCAGAAATATCCATCATCACATAACCCATACCCTCCAGAGTCTTACCAATTTGATTGGCAGATGTAACTACAGAGTATACTGATTGTTTAACCGAGCTAGCAACCTTTATCCCCCCAGATTCTTCACTAGAAACCGTAGTGGGGATCAACTTATGTGGTTTGATTTTGGATGCTAGCATTACGCTTACTTGTTGTTTCTATCTTTGTACCTCTTCTCCTCTTCTTTCAAATGGTTGATCAAGAGGTTAACATAAACATCTTTTTCCCATGGCATAATATTATCCAAATATTCAGGGTTCCACTTATGATGGTGAATCAAAGCGAAATTAGTCTCATAATAAGTTTGAAGACTTGTATGGAGAAGGACTAGGCGAAAAAACTTGCTAAACCCTCAAGTTGGAGAGTCTGTTTTTTCTTAGTCTTAGGATTAGTAAATTTAATGTCGTGAGATAATTTAGGCATTGTTTCAAAAAACTTTTGAATTTCTTGAAACTGTGTAGTATTCAATTGATCAAGGAACTCAATCAATTCTTCCTTTGAAGACTCTTTCGCTTCATATACTTCCTCACCTTCAACAATTTGAAGAATGCAATCTGTAGTCAATTCAAATAGACTTTCTACAGTAGAATTGGTCTCAAAGTTATTTTTAACAAACATATCCATACTAGGATATTTCATAACCATTGAAATTTTATTATCCAACTTCAAGATGTTTGTATGCTCAGGTTCAAATTTCACTTCAATCTCACTAAGATCAACTGTTACCTTAACCTGAGTCTCATTATCATCGGGTGAAGTTACCATAAGATCAACAGTTTCACCTACAGACTTTGCACGAATGTTCAGGAAAATATATTCAAAGTCAAAAGTGGCAAGTCCTTTGATATCTGTATCAGATAGATTAGTGCAGTTAAGCAGTAAAGTCTGTACAGTATCAACCATTTGTGCTTGATCTTCTGTTTCCATTGCTAACAATAGCAATTTCTCTTCTTTTACCAGAAATGGGCGATATTTAATTCTTTTCCCGTCAGAAGGTAGTTTCAATTCATAACGAGGAACATTTAACTTAGGTAATGGCATAGATAATCACTTCATTACAGATATTTAGCGGTTCAGAGTTGGACCAAAGAAGTTCAAAGGTTCTGTCCCTGGAGGTTGGTTAAAGACAGCAGCGGAAAAATTATAGTTGCCAACTCTTGACGCTGCAGAGAAATCAAAGTTATTTCCAAATAACTCTGTATAGTTACCATCAAAATTTTGAAAGAATTTAGCAGCGTCTTTACCAAGACTATCTAGATACTCTTTTTCTGGACTCTTCTTATCTTGATTCTTAGTTGACATGTTAACATTTCTATTGTTTGGATAGAATCTGAAGTTTCTATATTGGAATCCAACATTAAATGTAGTGTAGTTTGCTTGCCCTGATTGCATTTCTACTTGTCCCAAATTGTATGGGAACACATCTGCCAAGCACCAAACACCTGTAATATCATTCTCGTAATAGAACCCTCTCTTACTATCTGTATTGCGACCAGTCCTTTGCTCTGGAATAAGATCGTCTTCTGTAAAGAATCTCTTCTTACCGCCACCCCTTTCCATCTTATAAATCTTCATCGTACATGTGTAATTGTCTAAGAGATCCACATGTTGAGTAGTATCATTCATGATCAAATTTATCCACCTATCAAAAAAGGTATAGGTTTGCATTGATCTGGGCATGATGAATGAGACACTTATCTCACTATGACTCTGACCAGTAGCATACTTATAAGCAGAACCAATATTATTTACAGTTGCGGTTGTCAAGTTCCTACTAGGAGATGAAACACTAGATGCATAGTGATTCAATAGAGTTGCTAGTCTATCAGAGTTTCTACCATAAGGAATCAGAGCATTTCCATACATCTCCTGGAGTACTCTAGGTTGCCCAAACTCAACTCCATAAAGATTATTAAGAGAAGGTGCATCCTTGTTACTCTTAATAAGTGATTGAAACTGTGTAAAAGAGTTATCACTAAAGCGACTTTCGTTGAATCTAATTGACATTATACCTTAAGTTCCTTTTCGGTTATGAGCATAAACTCTAAAGAATGATCTTTGCAGAACTCTCGCGCTGCTTTCCATTTCGCTTGATTGACACTATAGGTGACAACTTCATTAATATATCTTTTCGTAACTCTTTTTTGAGTCTTTGGTTCTAAAGTTTGTTTGAAGGGTTTGACTTCCACAATATACTTTTTGTTTGATGCTTTAACATAGAAATCAGGAAAATATCTATGCCTCTTTCCATCCACTGGTGAAATATATGGGATGATGATCTCTTCACTTCCCCATTCAGTAACTGAGGTAGTATTGTCGCACCATTTCATGAATTTATATTCCCAAGACGACCGATAAACAATGCCAGTGACATCTCCTCGGTACTTAGCAGGAAAAGATGGTGTGTACTTCCCTCTATAGTGCATAAATATAATTGGACCATTACTTATATTTATAGTGGCATCTAATAAGAAATCGGTCACGCTAAAGTATCCTGAGAAATTACCCTTTGCGGAGAAGGGTAGGGGAGCAGCTGATAGTTATCAAGCAGAATATGCAGATTATATAAAATTTTCTAGATATCAATTTAAGAATAGTGGTGGTCCTCAATACTTTAACGTACCAGACAATTCAAATAAAACTAATAAGGAGTTAATTACATCTGCTTATATTGCAATGCCGTCGTCGCTCTCTGCCGACTACGGTGTTAACTATCAGCAGGCAAACTTAGGTGCTTTAGGTAAAGCAGCAGTTGGTGCATTAGCATCAGAAAGTTCTGGAGAAATTGCTGCAACTCTTCAAGAAGCAGCAAAAGCAGGTTTACCTGAATCTGCATTCAACAACCTATCTCAAGGCATCCAGGGTGTTGGTGGACTGATCGGTCTGAATACCGATGGCATCTCTCCTAATATGCTATCTGCAATCTCTCAAGGTAAAGTATTCAATCCTTACTCAGAACAAGTATTTCAGGGTGTAGGATTTAGAAGTTTTAACTTTAACTTCAAGATGGTTGCTAGAAGTGAGAAAGAAGCACAAAGCATTCAAGATATTCTTGAGATGTTTAAGACTGGACTACTGCCCTCATATGGTTCTGGTGGCAGTGGTAAGGGAGGATCTCTTGGAGGTCTACTGACTAAAAGTGGTGCCAATCAAAGATTCTTGAATGTGCCAGATAAGTTTCTGATTCAATTTATTAGAGTTGGAGAAGATTCATTATCATCACAAGCACTTGATCACTTCAAGATTGATTACTGTGTATGTACCGCTATGAGTGTAAACTATACTCCAGATGGTCAATATGTCGCAATCAAAAATGAACGCTTGAAGAAAGCGTACAGAGCACAGAACAAAAATCTAAGTTCTGGTTCTCCAGATAATATGACTCAAGGTCAAGCACCTGGGATGATCTATGTCCCTGCAATTACCTTAGATCTTCAGTTTACTGAAACATCTATCATCACTCAAGAAAAAGCAATCGCTGGATACTAATGCCTGCATATTTCTCATATCTACCTAACATTTACGTTGGCACAGGAACATCCTCAGATGCCAAGCAAGAGTATGTTGTTGTCAAAAATATCTTCCGTAGGGTAAAAGCACGAGAGGATCTAAACAAATATACTGAGTTCTTTGAACAAGTATCTATTGAAGATGGGCAAATGCCATGGCAGATTGCTGAAGAATACTATGGAGATCCTGAACTAGATTGGGTTGTACTCCTCACCAATAATATCATTGATATGTATGGTCAATGGCCCGTAAGTAGAAGGGAATTGGAATACTATACATCGCAGAAATATGATAACGTAGATGGAGTTCATCATTATGAAACTAATGAGATTAAATGGAACGACATTGTAATGGTTGAGAAGGGAACTATTGTTGATGAATTTTTCTCTTACAAAAACCCAGATGGAACTGTCATTAGTGGTCTAAATGCAAGACTGCCTGTAAGTAACTGGGAACATGAATATTTTCAGAATGAACTTAAAAGAAATATCTACATTACACTTCCAACTGCATTAGATGCATTCATTGAAGAATTTGATGATTTGATTGGATACGAAGCGAGTGATGAACTTGACGAGAATGGTGTTAAGAAGACCAAATTGTCTATCTCAAGTAGGTTCCTGAGCAAATCAAGTGGTGGTGGTATTGGTCGTCAATACACTGCAACGTATACTGGAACTGGTAGAACAATCACTAATCTACAGGTTGCTACATCAGGTAGTACTAGTGGTGTATCATTTACGACTGTTCAGGCAGACGCTTCAACAGGAATACAAGTTGCTTCATCTTCCTCCTCAAGTGGAAGTACAGCATCAACCTCTAGCAGTAGTTCTTCCTCTAGTAGCAGTAGTAGTAGTTCTTCTAGTAGCAGTAGTTCTAGCAGCAGTAGTTCTGGAAGTTCTGGTGGTGGATACGGCGGATATTAGATACTAAAAAACCTCCCCTTGGGGAGGTTTTTTTATGACATGAGGTTAGGTTTCTTATTCTTTTAATACTCTTTTACAGATACGTTTACAATACTGCTGGGTATCATCACATTCAATTAGACAATCAAAGTAATCATTGATCAACTGATGCTGTTCAGTTGAATAGTCTACTGTTGATGCAAAATGATTCCATGACGCTAATTGATTTTGGGAAATTAGATTGTGCATAATGCTCCGTTTCAAGGTATAACCATAATAAGTCTTTTTACATGATCACCTTGCAACTGTACTATCTATATGAAATGTGTTGGAATTCTAACGGAATATATAAGACTTATTTTTAGTATATACTGCTACACATTTAATATTAATTTAGGTTAACCCCCATCAATCTGGCAACCCGCTAGAGCGCCGCCGACGATCCCCGTAGGGATTGCCCACCAGCGACCGTCTCCACGCGACAGAGCGGCACCTAGACCCCCTCCAGCGATCCCTCCAATAACACTACCTTCAATGCATGAATTGTCATCGGTCTTACTCTGCTTACGCTCAGTTGGTACTGGTCTGGGAGTGTACGAATGACTATGACGGTGGTATCCACCATTGTGACGATTGATGCATCTATGCCAAGGAAGTCTTCGGAAATCTTTCATCTGACTTCCATCGGAGTATACCGTGACACTAACCAACTCTTTAGTACAAGTTGACCAGTCTTTTTCAGCAATGTAATCATAACGATTAATAACATGCTTGCTACGGTGGTGTGCATATGCAGGACCACCGAGAACAGTAGCGAGTAGAAGGATCGGGAGAAATTTCATCAGTAAATTACTATAGGTCTAGATCAATCTTCAGATGCCAACGATGCAAAGTAGTTCATTACATCGTCATCGTCTTTTACTGGAGCAGCAGCGACAGTTTTCTGTTGAAAGGAGTCAATTTCAGCAGTCCAATCTGGTGCTTGTGCAACAGCCATCTCTGGAGTATTGTATGTTCCACGTCCTTCAGATTCATCCTCAAAGGACTCATCTTGACGAGGAGTTTCTTTGCGGCCTTTCAGAACAGACGTAAGTCTAGCATTCAGTTCATCATAACTCTTGAAGTTAGAATCATCAGTGAATGCAGTCAGAGAATACTGCTTGTTCCATGCAGATTCAATTTCAGAATCTTCACCGCCAAACAAGGCAGATGGAGTAGCAAACTCAGACTTATCATAGTTCCAGTAACCGTCTTTCTTGACGATCTTCAGTTTGAAATCAGCACCACTCCAGGGATCAAATACATTGACTGGAGTTTCGTCTTCAAACTGTGGTTGCATCGCTTCAATGATCTTGTCAAAGATCTTCTTGCCAAACTTATAAAGCTTTACTTGACCATCGTTTTCGGGATGCAGGGGATCCTTTACTACAAGGATGTTAGCGTAGTAGGAGAGTTTACGCTTTTGCTTACGTGCAACTTCTTTATCGGAATCTCGTCCAGAGTTCCAGAGTTGACGATTGAGTTCACCTACGGGATCTTTCTTGTTAAGAGTCGTGAGAGAGTTCTCAATGTACCAACCACCTGGTCCTTGGAAAGCATGACTCCAGATCTTAGCGAAAGGAATATCTTCTCCGTCTGGAGCAGGAAGAAAGCGAATAACAGCGTAACCATTGCCGCTTTTATCCAGTTCGGGTTTCCAAAGACGCTCGTCTCCACCGCCTCCACCGCCTGTGGGGTTGGAGATTTTTTCAATCTCTTGGGTGAGTTTTGCAAAGGAACTTGCACTGGACTTTTTTAGATTAGAAAATGACATTTAGAATGTTTGTATTTGGTTTATTGCTACTGTATAGACGTAGCGTTCTATTTAGGCAATGGTGCTTCCCAGTCATACTTGCGTTGCCAGGGAGGACTCGTAACATTCTGGTCCAACATGAAGTTGGCAGACAGAGTGATTCGTTTCTCACCTTGCTTATTGTAGTACGGCATGACCCAATGTGTCAAGTTTGCTGGGAAGATCAGGAAACGTCCAGGACTAGGATCACCAACAACAAACTCATTGATAGCGAATGGTTGTGGGGATCCCGACAAGAAGGTGGTCTTGCCGTTGTTTCTCCATGGAGTTTCCGACTCTGGGAAAATAGTGCTCATCTCCGTTGGTACATCTAAGTATAGTATGGAACTCAGATCACAGTTGTGGATGTGTGGCGGATTAAAATCTGGACCAGGGGACGTGAAATTCACCCAAGCATTCACTAGACGCAACTCGGTATGGATCTCGGCACCATCACCATCAGATCCCTGGTTAACGCGAGCAGCGTTATATGCAATAGGGGTAGAAGGTCCAATACGCCCCGCAGCACTCAATTCATTTAGATATCTCTGCACAAAAGGAGCGAGCATTGGTGTCAATACAGTTTGTGAAAATTCTTCACTACACCATACTTCTCTTTCAATGTTACCCACCAGTCCCATACTAGCATCATCACGTTGCTTAGAATTTGCATGTTCTAAGATGATGTTGCGGTCTTCTTCGGAAATAAATGCCGCATGAATACCAGGACCGAATGGAAAGATAGTATTTCCAACTACGGCAGGTTGTGCATTTTCAGGTGAGTTCATGTAATTCTATCTCTGGCGTTGTTGAGGTGTTGGATCATTTGGTCAAAGCAATCTCCTAGATCACGATAACCAAATGCCTGGGACATTAGATTAATACGTGTCTTAAGGTCTGATGCCTCAGTGTCTTCCATAGCAGCAAGAGCAAGTCTAGTATAGAACAATTTTTGCTTTTCTATCAAAGACTTAGTATTTTCTATATGTTCTAGACGTTGCTCTTTATTCATGCCAGATAGTTTATTCTGCATGTGAGCAAGTTTCTGATATGTTTTAAAAATACCACTGATTTCTTCTTGTACGTTATCAGAGTGAAAAAATCCTTCTTCAGTCATAATTTTCTATTCATTGTTTCTAAAACTACTTTCTTATATTTCTTACAGTCAATGTTAAGAAAGGGTGCGTACTTAACTATACGCATACTAGTATCTTGCCATATAGGATCAGTTAACACCTTATTGAAATTGTCTACAAATCCTAGGCAATAGTTCAATACAACCAGTGTTTCTAAACTAATCTCGTTTCCGTAGTACCCCTTAATTAATATGGGATGCTTACCAGATTCAGCATGAAATAAAGTATCAAAACTTTTTTCATATGGTTGCTCAATCTCATTGAGCAGTGTGTCAATATCTTGTTTAAATTTGTACGTGAAAGACTCTTGTTTGGTCTTCCATTGGGAATAATTACTTTCTTTGAACTGACGGATATAGTCTGCACCCATAATAAAGTTGGATACAAAGTAATATAAAAGTTCGTTACTATCTTTCTTTGTTGCTAGTTTCTTAAACGTGTAGATGTCTTTGCGTTTATTGAAAGCAGATTCAGATGCTCTTGTTTTGCCATTGAATCTGAAAAAATCATAATCTAATCTAGTAAAATGTGATCTCACAGCGAGATACATTTTATAGCATTCAAATCCTGTCACAGGGGCAAGATACCTCTACTGCTACGCTTCATGTAATTAAGTTGTTGAGCATCATTTCTCAACTTTTCCTTCAGTGGTTTTGATAGTAGTTTGGGGACAGACTCAATCTCAATCTCGTTATCTTCACAGAAACATACAATTGCTTCAATGTAGTTGATCTCTCCATGAGAGTCTTTAACTAAAGCCTCAATACGCTCCGAAAATTTTGTCGGAGTCATGAAGGGTTTCTCACCCTTAGTCTTGGGTGGCATAGAATTCTTTTTGGTAAGATTTAAGTAATTGTAAATAGTCATTAAGATTGTACTTCTGAAATACTTGAATAGATCCCTCTTCAGTGGCGATAAGTGTGACAATTTTCTTTACCTTAATACCTGTACGTTCATAGAACATAGCAGCGTAAGCGGACTCTTGTACGAAATAGTTTTCAATGTAAGATTCCTTCTTCTCTTTAGTTGAAGTTTTAAAATCAATTACTGCTAATTCATTATCAAATTCAGCAATGCAATCAACGCGACCAGCGAGAGCGAGAACGTGACTGTAAAGAGGGGTTTCAAGAGCGTGAATGTTATCCACCCGAGCAAGAGTCTTACGAGCCATTTTGTACATGTTGAGTGCAAGAGGGTCTCGTTCATACTTTTCCTCGTTTAGTATACCACGGATGTGGTCCTCTAGTATAGCATGGAAACTGTTTCCTCGCTTGGATGCTCTCGTAGAAATACGATTTGCTTCATCTTCACCAACTCGGCGTCTCCAATCAGCAATAGATTTACGAGAGCGAATGCCAGTGACAGTTGTTACTGATGGATATGGTTTATCTACATTAGGAAATTTATAAAAACGTTTTCCGTTTTCTTGAACTACTGTAGGTTCTTCCAGACTATCATAAGTAACATCAACAAAATTAAACATCAGTACTGATATCCTACAATATTTAGATTGAACGCAATTGAAATGCGATCTTCACGAGAATAATTTGGATATACCCCATGATATAGTTCAGATGGAAATATAAACATATCTCCGTCTCTAGGCATAACCTCAATTAGAGGACCATACTCAGCAAGTTTGCAATGCTCTTCAATGATCGGATTATGTGGTCCAGGTCTCATAAAGTATAGAGCACCAGACTTAGGAGGTACTTTAACATAGTAGATACCACTAAAGTGTGTACCTCCATGATTGTGTGGTTTATTGTAGTGGCCGCGGCCATTAACATTCATCCACAATCCAGCACCTTGAATATTCCATTCCCCTATTTTAGCATTAGAGTCCTTCAAGTGTTCCTTCAAGAGACTTTTTGCAACTATAAACAAGGGTTGCCATGCCTCACCCTTTACGGTAGGTGCAGATTGATACCCACCTACATTACTAAACTCCATTGATCTATGATACTCTTTCTGAGTTGTACGAACTAACTCCTCAGATACAATATCAAGTCCAACATTTTTATAGGTTAAAGGAGTTGGAAAGAGATTATGTGTTTTTTGTTCTAAATCAGAACTTTCAGTATAAATGGACATCAATAACCAAGATTTAATTTATTCATTAGGTAGGAACGTACTAGACCAGATCTAACAATATCTTCAACACCAAACTCTGTAATATCAAACTCTGGCATTTGTTGAAGAATACGCATGAAATCTAGGATACCATTACGCTCATTCTCTTTAACCAAATCTGTCTGAGTAACATCACCACAGAACATAATTTTACAATTATCTCCCACACGAGTGATCATACTATCAAGTTCATGAAAATTCAAGTTTGAAAATTCATCAACAATTACAATACAGTCATCCATAGTAACACCACGAATGAATGAAGTTGACCAGAAAGAAATAGTTTCTTGAGATTTAAGATTATCATACAGCATATCAAAGCTGTTGTCATCTGGCATCTTAAACATATACTTTACCATGTTCTTATATGGAACCTGGTAGAGCATAGACTTATCTTCATGGGTTCCAGGCAAGAATCCAATCTCCCTGGTAGGTACAAGAGATCTAACAATATAGATCTTCTCATAAGGAGAATCCTCATCAAGGACTTCCTTAAGTGCATTATACAGTACAATAAAAGTTTTACCAGTACCTGCACACCCATGAAGTACACAATTTTTACCTTCGGCATATGAAGCAAATACCGATTCCTGATTATCAGTCATCGGTTCAATATTACGAAGGTATCCTCCGTCAATTGGTTTTTTACGCTTCATTTGTTTTTTAGACATTCCTGAAGATGGGTCATTAAACTGATCACCATATTTTTGGGATCTAGATTTTGATCTTGCTCTTGCCATTAGAATTCCCTCGCGCTGTCAGGTAAGTATTGTTTCAATCCATTTTGAATTGATCCTCCTACTTTATAATGCTGTATGGCAACATCTGCCATTTTCTTATCTTCTTGGTTTGATGCAGTGATGTCTACACCTCTCCAGTTTACTAGTTGCTTAATATGAGGGTTTTCCTCCAAATACTTTTCACGACCAGCAAGAGATAAAAACTTTTCTTCTACCTCACCAGTCTTAGTATCTTCAAACTTGTAGATTGGCATATTAAGTAAACCGAGATAAGTTAGAGCGTGGGTGTGCTTTCTGCACTTTAGACATTACCTCCTTAAACCCATTATCAAGTTTAGGGACACCGTAAGTAGTTCCTGCAATGCCTTGTGACCAGTCTTTGTCCCAGTCAGGATTTTCATCCTTCCAAGACATATATTCTTTGCAGGACATAAGGAGTTCTTTAGTCTCGCCAGTCTTCAAATTTTTTACAGGATAGGTAGGCATTATTGTGGAGTTAGGATACGTTTAACTTTTTCACCAAAGAAATTAATACTGGTGACTCTCATGTCATCTTTATGGACCCCAGAAATAGGTCTTTGTCCATGGTATATATGACCAGGAAACACAACCATTGTGTTGTAACTATCTAGCACAGTATACAACTCCTTATATTCAGAGTCGTTTCTCCAGGTATCAACGTGTTCAGAACCGAGAGGAGCATCGCTGATCTTCTCATAGAATGTCGTACCTGCACCCATATTATTGTGGGGATTTAAGTATACCATACAATTATAACATTCGTCAGTATGGGGCCAAAAATATGGGTCCTCTTTGCTGATATCTACTTCCATAAACTGATTGAATATTCTCCAAGAGAACATACGAATCCCATCTATCTGCACGTCAAGAATTCTTGCCATGTACTCGTATAGATTAATCTCTACTTGCTTAGGTTCAGAGCAACGTTCCGCATAGAACTTACCATCATAAAAATTCTTGCCGTTTATATACTCGTCTCCAATAGACTTGTCTAATTGCTGTGCTTGATTGCGATTACTTTTAATACCACTCTGGGCAACATAATCTCTCACACGATCAGGATACTTGTAGTAATTATCAACAAAAATAAAATATTCCCCGTCAAAGTCACAAACTTCAACGGAGACATCATCACTTACCTGAAAGTCTTCTTCGGTAAAAAATTTCATAGTATCATAATACAAGGTTGATCCATGCCATCGTAATCGTGAGGACAATCACATTCCTCATCACACCATTCCATGGCACGAGAAATTGTAGGAAACTCACACATAAAGATCTTTTTGATCGCCTTTGCAATATCCATGTGCTCTTTCTGAGTACCGTTAGCAGATCTCAGAGAAATATAATGGATCCAATTTCTGAGATTGCCCGTCATGTACATTTTGGTTGGTACGCATAAAGGAAGCACATTTCTGGCACATTCCTTTGCAATATTGTCATCTAGCATCTGCTGATACAGATCCATCCCTTGCTGGAAGTGGTGTTGCATCAAGATTTCATACTTTTGCTTCTTAAAAGGATCAACATCATCAATAGAATTCTGACGATTCTTGGTATCCTGACTACGAAGTTCTGGAAGAGGAATCTTATCAAAACCTAGCAGAGATGAATCTGCATAGCGTTGCGAAAATTCCTGGAATGTAAATGAACGGTGCCTCAGGATCTGAGCCGCGATTGCTCTAGTTGTGTTAATTTCAACTGTTAGTGTAGCTTGCTCAAACACACTCCAGTGTCCATGTTTAATACAGTATTTTAGAAGTCCCTCAACCTTAGGATTTTCTTGGTTTGCGGGATTGCTTACTCGTGCAATGTACCCAATAGTCTTTTCTGCGTCTGGAGTGACAGCAATCTTACATACTTTCATGATTTAACGTTACTTAAACAAAATACGACATACCCAACACAGTGCAAATGACTGGAGATATCCAATGGCTGCTAATCCCGTGAATGGAATCAACCAGTTCAATAATAGCATAGCCACGAGTGGAGACACAAACAAATCAAACAACATTTTGATGATTTGTTTGGCATTTTCTTCACGCTTCTCCTTTTCAACTAACTCATGTAGTCTTGCTTCAGCTTCTTCATCTTGCTGCTCTGCGACTTTTTTTGAGTTGAAATAGACACTCATTTTTTCGGTTTTGGTTTCTGAGGATCTTCCCATAGTCTTGGATTTACCGTACCTGCTGCTTGACTGAATGTTTTGAAATTTTCTTTGTATTGATCCCAGTAATGATCAAATATGTCAACTTGTTTTTGTGCTAACACAATGTCAAATTCAACTACTCCCTCGTTTACATACTCTACGAGATATGCTGTACAAGGGAGAGTTTTATCCTTCGCTAGTAAGGGATCACATTTTTCACGAAGAATCGTGATTTTAGTGCTCAACTTCGCTCCCCCCATTCAATTCTAGGGAATGCTTCTTTTACCACTGCTGCAGTGATACGATACTTAGATTGAAGGTCTTTGTCTTTAGCCAAAACAATTACTTCTGCTTCACTCTCATGCAGTCCTTCAAGCATTTGAATGAATAGGGTCTCTTTCTTCATCATAGGTAGTCTATCATCACCACCCTTAAAAAATCGGTACAGTTTTCTATACTCTTTAGCGAGTCTAGTATGTTCTGTACCTGCAGGTGCGTCATTAACCGTATAGGGAACTTCCCCTTCAGGCATGACAGAGATCAAACTCTCGTCATAGTTTATAATAAGAATTGCACGGAGAGCATTTGTATTGTATGTTCTTAGCAAATCAATTTTTTCTGCCTTTGTCTTAGCGTTGGAGACCTTTTTCAGTACCTCACTAATCAACAAAGTATTCACATCAGTTTTTCGTGCCATGGTTTTAATAATTAGTCATCGTCTTCTTGTTCAATTTCATCCCAAACATCAAAGTTGGGTCTAATGTAGATTAACTCATCTTGTAGAATATTACCGTTTTCATCTAGCATTTCTGGATGAGTGACTGACTTAGCATATGCGGCGTTTTCAATGAAATCTTCTACATATCCTTTTGCCAACCAGGAGACGGTAATCCCCAAAATAAACGCTCCGATTGTTACCAGAGTCATTAACGCGATTAACATGGTTCCCCCTTAATTTAATTTTGTTGATCTGGAACCTATCCTCCTAAGTGTTAAGTTAGAAGTATTTAGTGCTATTTTAGATGAGTTTGTTCTCTCTCAAATATTGAATTGAGTCACTACATCCACCCAATTTCTTTTCGTTCATTAGCACTTGGGGGAAAGTTGCACCTTTACCAAATTCTTGATAGAACTTTTCTCGGTCAAAATGTTCTCCAAGTTTATATTCTTGGAAACTCTTATTTTTAGCAGTTAGAACTTGTTTGACTTTATCGCAATAGGGGCATCCACTGCGGGTGTAAACAGCAAAATTCATAGTCATTCTTGAGGGTTGAGCATCAGATTCCGTAACCTATATATCAGATTAACACACCTGGGATTCTTTGTCAATTATCCATGTGGGGGGATGAAAATTACAGTACTCATTAAAAGTGATTTTCATCTCCTTTTCGGTCAAATTGCAGTGTTTTGCTGCTTTCGGTAAATTCCATTTAGCAGAGAATAGCATCTCCATGGACTCTCGTGTTTCAATTCTCATAAAAACCTATAGAAGTCATTTTTTGGCGGCCTTTTTTTTCCGACTTTCTGGGGAATAAAAAGTGAATTTCGTTTTAGGACTCAAGTGTTTTGTTGAACTGCTTGCGACACTTCTTAAGTTCTTTCAGTTCATCCTTGATCATTTGGTAAGCATCTTCGGGAGAGATTCGTCTTGACATCTCCATGGCAATAGTATACTCAACTCTAGTACCGAAGTGTTTCAGTGCTTCTTCAAATGAATTTAGTTCTTCATACATCTTTTTTATCCAGCGTTGATGCTTCATAGAGTCCAGAACGATAATATTTTTGAGTCTTCTTCATCTTGCGAACGAAAGTCTTTTCGTTCATGTTCTGTCTTTGTTGAAAGATCTTATTCAATGATGTCAATTCATCAATAGTCTTTCTCAACTGTCGTTCTGATTTTTTCTGCTTCATTGGTTGTACTAAATCATCTTCAGTACCCAAAGGTTCAAACTCTGCAGCGTCTCCATCAATCATGTCCTGAACTTCTTCAGGCAATTGGTCTTTAGGAATTTTTGGTAGGTCCATTATAGTCTAGGTTCAAATCTACATGTGATCAGTTTTACTCTTTGTTGACTGGTGTCACTTACGATTTCAAATTTGGTAGTAGTGTCTTCACCAGCATTAGCGGCGTTGCCCTCCTCAACAAAGAATTGTATGCTTGACTGAGGATTTATGTCAGCATCTAAACTGGAATCTGCAACAGACCAGTTTGAACGGTAGGAATTGATTATTTCCGTCCCGTCCACTATAACACGAACCCTAAAGGATCCGCAAGAGCCACCTTGAGATCCTCCAAGGTGAACCAGTCTACATCCATTGTTATCTGGGATTTTCACGTATTGAATTCCAGATGTTGAGGTGCTATCAGTATAAGAAGAGCATCCACTATTAGCATAACCTGTTGGACGGTGAACAACTTCAAGTGTTTCACCTGTATTGAATACAATTGTATTCACACCTGGAATAGGATCATTAGCAGTTACTTGAGCACCTTCTTTGTATAGATACACTCCAATACCCTGTCTAGTATTAAATATCTCTCCAGCACTGTTGTCAATTGTAGTTGTAACTGTTCCCAATTTAATTGGATTGGGACTATAGGGGTAACCAGGAATAGACAGAGTATCACCAGCAGCATAACCAGTGCCACCACTTACTACATTATTAATTCTCAACCTTGTATCATAGTCACTAGACCCGTCTTGAATTGCTTGTATAGTAATGTTCAAAACCATACCCGAACCAGAACCACCACCCATGGTAAAGTCTTGAGTAATTACCTGACCATTACTTGTAAATCCAAAGGCACTGCCGTCTTTATTCTCAACAAACTCACCGATCTGAACACCAACATATTCGTTTTCTCTGTTCTCAATCTGGAACATATCAGGTATTCCACCAGTAGATTGAACCTGACCAGAGACCTGTGTAATCTTAAACTCTGCGTTGCAATCGTTACCATCTAGGTCAAAGAAACACAACTTCTTATTGTTATTTTGTACTACATACCCACCGTATCCATCACCACCACCAATAGTTAATGTCTCTGTGACAGGTGCTGATACTGATATAGTCTTAGTTTTCTTACCACTTCTACCATTAGCATTCCAAGTTTTTCCACCAATTGAAAGAGAATCAATAGCAGTACCTGCAGTAGCAGGATTGTCATCCCATTCCATCTCCAATGTAATGCTAACGTTCTGGGATCCAGAGACCACTAGATTAGCATTAGAGTCCCATACTGCTTCAGCAGCACCTCCCGCAGCAATGGGTGCCTCCTGGCCTGTGCTGCTGATGCGTATGCCCCACCCACCAGGGTTCCTATCCCAATCATAGAATCCATTGTCAACATTGGTACACCTAACAGTCATGGTTCTGACACCACTAGTGACAGCATGAGTGAATATTGTAGGAGCAGAAGCAAAATCATTGAAGACTCTAATGACATTATTACCGTTAAGAATCATCTCACCATCAATCTCAATCGTAGTACGGTTATCTGATGATACCTCAAAGACATAGTTACCAGAGACTGGGAAGTTTATATTATAACGAATGTCCTGCTCCTCATCAGGCAACACGCACTCCTTATTATTAACCCAAACCATATAATTATTTGCCCAAGTTGACCAGGCAGGATGATCAACAGCAAACGTTTCTGGTTCAGTCTTATTAGCGACCACATATTTTTGAGCCTGAGTTGTTCCAAAGGTCTCAAAAACATTGAGCATTATAGTGCCATAAGTTATAGGATCATACCCGCCTCTACTATTCTGAGGCAACATACTAAAACTTAATTGATTTGAATCAAATAATTGCTGAATCCAAGCACCAGTTCCAGAGGAACTTAGTTGTGCCTTGGAAAGATTTCCATCAAATCCCAAACCAGAAGGAAGTTCTAACACATACGATTTAAATCCAATCCACCCTGGAGGTTTACTAATAAAATTAATACTTTGGATCCACATCTTAGCATCATTAAGATCAAACTGATTCGCTCTTGTATCACCACCACCACCAAATCGTGATCCGATTACAACTTGCAATGCCCCACCTTCTAAACTAAAAGAGGTATAGATTGGACCATCTGCTGAGTTTTGAGGGGCACCAGGTTGACGGATACCTGCAAATAGTGTGCGATGAGCAACCTCTAATTCCATCTCACTATTTTTACCTCTAGTCCATACCATTTCAGAGTATGCATCCTTACCATAGATAGGACCATTACCATTGTTCTGAGCATAGTCTACAAGATCAAATCCAATGCCAGATATAACACACCCCATACCAACTGGGTTTGCTCGCCAAGATGTAGAGGCAGGACCGTTAGATACTGTGAACTCAAACCTCTTCCAACCTGCTTCTGTAAATGTAATGCTAGCAGTAGCAGGTGCAGTCCTCATGTTATTACCCGCATCAAAGACTGGAACATTAGTCCCCTCTGCACCAGAGAATGTAAATGTTCCACCATCATCCATACCATACTCAACAGTATGAGTACCAACGTTGGTAACATACACTAACATCTGCCATGGCCATGTTTTAGTACCAGCAATGTATGGTGAAGGAGACACTGCCTTTGCTGTTATCCAACTGTTCCAAGGATTAGGAGCATCGTGCCCAATGCCAGCATAATAGGACTTGTATAGAGTCTTACTACTAGTCAGTCTTTCATTACTTTCATTTGTTCCAATTCCAGCATTAGCACTCTGGATAACCTCAGACAACTCAGAAATATTATTATCAAAGTTTTCATCTGGCCAG